CTGTGGAGCTAAATCATCACCAGGAAAAACACTTAAGTTCTTAATACCTTCAGATGTGGGTCCACCAAATTTGGCATCCTCACACATAGATACAAAAACATTAACCTGTATTGATGAGTCAACACTTGGTGAAACCAAAGTGTTCAATACCCTAACATCCATTACTCCATTCCACTTACTAGTAGTGTCAGCAAGCAAAGTAGATGTGGAATAAGGCAACGTGCCTGATCCAGTAATCGGAGTAGTTTTAAGGAAGGGTTCAGATTGTCCCCAACCAATTTCCACCTCGAAATCATCCTCTTCAGCAATATCCACAACACGGGAATAAACAGTATTATACTGCACTCCACCAACTAGTGCATGTGGATCCCAACGTATCAATAGTCTACCTTTGTGAAAACCAGACTTAACAATCTGAAATCTAAACTTGATAGTTCCTTGCCATTTCTCAAACAGAGAACCAATCATAGACATCGGAGTTGGATGTAGTTCATCAGCATTTTTACGCCACATAGCAGGTCCAACTCGTGAATTCCACAACAGTGAATCAACAGTCGTAGAAGGACTCCAAGTAAATTGAGTGAGATAAGATTGACGCGTAACAATAGACTTAAGATCCATTTGATCTTTCCCATCTAATCCTACAGTTCGTGAATCTATAGTAATCTCCTGTTTAGAATCCAATGTTAGCTTAGCAACAGCATCATCAGCATCCGTATTAGCAAGATTTCCACCCAACAAAGGTTTCATCAAGGTGGTATTTGACAACACTGGTGGTCTACTATAACCGAAATGCCTCGCTACATCAGCCCCAGCTCTTGCACAAACCTCTGTAGCACGAGCATAGGGACCAATCACCGGAGCATCAGCAAGTGAACCTGCTGCCTCAGCTATTGCAGAAGCAGTTCCAGAGACAATACCTCTCCCATATTCATCACCTGAAGTGAGACGCTTACCAGCCTGCGCAGTATACACTGAAGTAGGAACAGTCAAAGAAACATCTTCAGCCCATGCATATACAGTAATATGTACTGGATCATCCCCACCATTGGCATGAGCCAAATCTTGGAAAGACTTAATATACATCTCTCCCATATCCCTATATTCAAGGTTAGGTAGACACATGTAGTTATGATTGTAAAAGAAAGGTAACAACATTTCACCTCCTGCATTCAGAGTAGGATTCAAAAAGACATGTGGCTTTTGTGACAATTGTACCATATCGACTTCCAAGAAATTACGTGTAACTGTAATATTATCTGTAGCCGACCATGGATTATAAGCCATCAAAGCCCTGCCATAATGAAATCCTGTCCCAGAAATGACAACCTTAACATGCAACTTGCAACGAAGCAAATTGTAGTAAGCCATCTTCTCCTTGACTCTGGAATCTTCTACCCATAGCGTCCAAGGATTGAACTTCTCAAACAAAGGTGTTCCAACGGCCCAACTATACGTCCCAATTCTTACTGGACGCTCAAGAAAACTCCCAATATCCGAAGGAGTACTAGCAACCAAGTCCATAGTAGAATCTGGCTGCGAAGCAATATCAACGGTCCAACCAGCAGTTTGGTCCGCAAATGAAGTGATCGTTTGATCAACGTGGGATGGCTTCTCCATCTCCACCGTACCAACCACACCCGATTGTGGTTGATACAAATTTTGGAAATATAAATTATTAAATAAAAATAAAGAATTAGTAATGCGCTTTGTTTTGCACGGGGTGTGAACAAGCATCAGTGTTCACCCCTGTCGTAACACTTTTTTGAGGCGGTAAATCCTCTACAGTAAATACTGTAAACCACTACGATTCCCAAGAGTATAAAGCGTTATGTATATAAGGTAGTTACCACACATATAAAACATCCGTCATCCATACATACCCTACTATTTTTGGCTTATCCTTAGATTCTTGATGACAGATAGTTCCGCCCCCAGACATTAATGACATGACG